ATTGTCATTTAATGTTAACATGTTAGGAATCAACTCAGGATAATTTGGAGCACAAATTAAATTAAATTGATATACATGCGATAGAACATCTAAATTACTATCAACAGCACTCTGCATAGCAGCAACTACAAGCGCACGTTGTGCTTGGCCACCGGCATGCATAACACCGTTGGCATCTAAACCACTAGCGGTTACCCATGCATCTGTAACTGTTGGTATTGCGCTTGGTGTTCCAGGTGTTGTGCTAGGAACTGGAAAGCTAGTACTATTAAAGTAATCACTGACGAATTTTTTAACATTATAACCGCTGCGGCGTGTGTTAAACAATAGCGTACCGCGAGGATATAATCGATAATCTGGAGCATCTAAATCTAGATAATTGCTGGTCAAAAGTGTTGAGATGCTAGGTAAGCTACCTGTTACTACATCTGTTGTACCTGTAGTATCCCAACGTGCATCAGCAAAGATGATACCGTTGCTGGTAATGTGATCTGTATTATCTATTGCTACCCACTTAGTACCGTTGTAACGATAGAGACTTGGGAAGTTTGCTAGATCGCTGGAGTTTAACCACAGATCGCCGGCTGCTAGTGCAGAACCTGTACTCTGACTTACTGGTTGTGTAGCACTTACAATAACACCGTTTACATCTGTGCTGGATAGATTGTATCCACGTACATCTAGTGTGACATTTCTATAACCTTTCCATCCTGTTCCATCGTTAACCATAATATCTATGTCTGCTGGATTACTATAGTACCAGTATGTTCCAGTAGAGGGTTTGGTGTAAGGTTGGCTAGCACTATAGTTAATATAACTAGATTCGTTAGTAAAATTATTAATGTATACTAAACCGGTGGCTAGGCTAACTTGATAACCTGTTCCGCCACTTGTTGCGCTAAAACCAGCAGTTTCTACCGGTGTACCAGATAAATCTGCTAGTCTGATAAATCCACCAGCAGTATGTGTTATGGTTATTGTACCATTTGAATTTAATTTAGCTGTAACATACGGAATATTTGCCGATAATATATCATTAACAAAATCTGTTGCTGTTGTTCCTGTTAATGTTACTGTTGTAGATATGTTAACTGTAGATCCTGGAACAGATGATGCTACGCTAAAACTATTTCCAATAGCAAATGTTCCCGGAGTACCACCAGTAGCCGTAGCTATACCAGTGCTGGTCGCGGTTAAAATTCTAAGAGTATTTGATGTTGTATCATAGACGTTATAGACTGCAATAGTTTGTCCCAACGGGATATTAATACCACCACCAACTGGGTCTAAACTGTATAGGGCACTATTAAAATTTGCATACACCGGGACTGCTATGTTATTAAAAGTTGCCGAGGTTGTATTATATTGGCTATATGATAGGTTTAGTCCACCACCAATTGCAGATGTCATCCACCATACACTACCTGTAGGACGTGGGGTAGTATCTGTACTTAACCATGTAGGAGCTTGTGCATATGTGCCATAGTAAAAAGATGGACTGTAGTATGTTCCAGCACGTATCCCACAATTAGCTAACGGAGTATATGTTCCATCAGTTATAATAATTTTACCGTCAGCTACGCTACCGTTACTTGTAGCAGCACTAGTAACAAATAATTGTAGGTTTCCGCTAGAAGTTGCCAAGGCGTACACACCCGATATATTAGCTGCATTAATACTAGATGCTAAAGCAGAAACTGTAGTTGTTGAGCTAGTAGTAATTGTTATAGTATTAATAGTAAGAGTACTATTTGCTGTAATAACTGGATTAGTAGTTGTTCCAGTTACCACAGGAACTGATTTTTGCCAGTTAGCAGAACCAACTTGTACCCATGAGTTGTTTAATCCTATACTATTTGCACCGGCTTTATAAAATAATCTAATTTCTAAAGGAGCGGTACCATCCACATCAACTAATACTAATGCGTAAGAGCCTACTGATCCTACTATAGTTTTCGGTGTCGGTACTGAGTAAGCGTAGCTAGGGTCATCATATACTTGCGTAGGGTCTGTAATTAATAAAGGCGCCTGTGGGGAAAATGATTGTGTAGTGGAGTTAAACTGGTTAATACCCCATGTTGTTGTACTTAGATCTAACCACTCAGTTCCGTTTGCAGGTGCAGCACTAGGTCTCACGCTTGTACCAACTAGTTGATTTAAATCAATGTCTGCACGAATTGCATACAACTGATTGCTCATGCCTAATGCACTATAAGCGGTTAATAAACCGTATTCGCTGATCTCACTGCCAACCACAGCAGTTCCAGTGGCACTAATTTCAAAATTTGGTGTGCCCATTTGATTAATAAGATCTCGCTGACTAGTAAATGATAGTAGCGTACCTGCACTAGCTTGCGTGGTGCCCGAGGCTAAAGATCCGTTATAATATTTGTTTTGTGCTGTGGCTAATAATACCAACGGTACCGAACCTACGTTGCTGTTTACGTATTGGCTTTGATCGTTGATTGTGATTGATAATCCTGGGGAAACTAGTGCCATATTATTATTCCTTTAAAATAGCTTGTTAAATTTATTTATCGGATGCTAAGAAAAATGGGTAGTTTACGGTGCCTTGGCAAAGGTTTACCTGGTAAATACACACATGCTAAAGAGAGAATTATGCCCACTTTGCCACGTTAATCTCGTCGCTGTTAATTATAAAAAAGATGGGATTACACATTATCGGAATGCTTGTACCGGTTGCTTAAGGAAAGGCAGGCACAAAAAACCTCAGCCACCGGCCTGGGCAAAAACCGGTTATAAAAAACCTGCGCAGTGTGAAATATGCGGATTTAGAGCTAAGTTGCTTGCCAAGCAACTATTTGTCTATCATGTAGATGGGAATTTAAAAAACAACAATTGGCATAATCTTAAAACTGTCTGTGCTAATTGTCAGATTGAACTGGCAAACAATAGATTAACCGGATGGCGTGCTAGTCCGATAGTACCAGATTTTTAATAGATGCATATAATTCATCTATTGAGCCGTTGTTATAGATAGTATAGTCAAACTGTGCACCTATCCAAGCGGTTTCACTGATATGTACTTTAGTTAATCGATCAAATTCTTCACTAGATAACACATTACCACGGTTATTCCTTAATGCGAGTTCGTACCACTCGGGTTCGGGTCCACGTACTACCCTTACGACTTTGCCACCAGCATTACGTATACTGGATATCTCGTTAGGAAATCTACAATCAGAAATGACGATATTATCGGTGCTGTTACGTAGTTTATTTTCTAGACTAGCTATCCAAATATCATCGTGAAAACTTTTACGGCATACTTCGGTGCCCCAGTATTGCAGGACCCAGCGCGGTGTGATTTCTCTATCTAGTCGTTTAGTCCACCAGGGGTCTATTTGCTCTCTCCATTCACGGGCTTGTTTGGTTCGCCCTTCTAATAATGTTCTGTCCCAGCCAAAAACTGCTGCCACAGCATCTTTTAAACTGTTAGCAAAACTCTCTCTGCGAAATTCGTGGAAATTAACTAAGTAGTCAGCGATAGTATCTTTACCTGACCCAATAAAGCCTACAACACCTATAATCATAAAAAATGCTCCGGTTATAGGAGCATTTTTACATTTTTATTGCAGTTTGTCAACTCTATCCGATAATAAATGTCAGCGGCTGTGATCCATCTACAAATAGTTTTAGTTGTTCTTCTAATTCCTGCATAGCTTCTTTGGCTTCTGCTTTCAGCGCGTCGCCGTTTAGGCTAGTTCCGCCTTGCGGTCCTGCGATCTGTGCAAATTTGCTGCGTGCCTCACCCAGGATCATCTTGCAGAAATTATAGGCGTAATCTTGTATCCAAGGAAATGCCATTGGATCATTTAATATCATTTGATCGGGTTTTTGATTGAATATCCACAACAACACACTTTCCTGTTGGTCTTCGGGAGGGTTTAATCCCTGGAACGGCATTTTGCGTACCAGAGTTAACTTTTTAGTAACTGGGTTAAAAGTGAAATTCATCCAGCCACCAAACATACGCATAGCTAGCTTTTGATAGTCCACAAACATTTCGTAGTTGGTTAACCCACCAACACGGCCGGCTACTAGCATGTAGGTATTTAAATATCCCGAACTGAAAGGCTCAAACTGGCTAGCTGTTGTACCTGTGACGCTACCGATGCCCCTGCGGAATATAGAGCGCACTGACATGATTTCTTTAGGCAATATATATTCTTGCGTTTCGGGTAGTAATACCAAATGTGCGTAGCTTTCTTCAGTAGAATTTTGCGCACGCTGACGGTACTTGATCAATGCTTGATTGATGCCCATCTCGTAGTGTTGTTGCTCAAGTTCTACATCAACAATACCATCGGCTAGACGCATGCGTATATAATCAATAATGCTGGCACGCATGCTGTCATTGGTATTACCATAAGCCCAATTTGGATCTACAACTCCCGGATTTGTAACAGTTGAATCGCCTGGGTATGAGATTGGCCCAGGACCGCTGCCAGTCGCTTGATTGTATAGGCTGCTGGTTACTAAGCTTAGATTAGCATCTAACCCCGAATCTATTGCTACATTACCAGGATATGGTGTATATGGTGTGGTCATAAAGTATTGCTCCGCATACAGTTATTTATTACTGTATAAATAAGAATGTAGTTCGCGGCCGGCAAGCCCAACTACTCTAACGCTTTGAAGGAGCATCAGCAAATGTATTTAACAAACAAATACTCTCGTTGGTATTACAATATCATCAACCGAGCTAAATTAAGAACTATTAATAGCTACAAAGAACGCCATCATATCATACCTCGTAGTTTGGGCGGAGACAACTCTAAAGACAATTTAGTCGATTTAACCGCAAGAGAGCATCTTATTTGTCATAGATTATTAACTAAGATGACCGAAGGGAAAAATAAACAAAAAATGCGGCTTGCTGTTAAATTTTTAGCCGGTAGATTGAAACAGAAAATAAATGTTACATCGAGAATGTTTGAATCTATTAGAATAGAAGCAGCCAAAGCACACCGTACTTTTCAAACTGGGCGTGTAATGTCAGAAGAAACAAAACAAAAACTCAGGCAAGTAAATTTAGGTAAAAAATACGGTAAGCGTAGTCCTGAAACCTGCCAAAAAATTTCTACTAGTTCAAAAGGTAAAAAGAAATCCTCTGAACATTTAGCAAAGACTGTTAAAAATCTTAAAAATTGGTCTGGGTTACATCATACTGAAGAAACTAAACAAAAGATGCGTAAGCCAAAATCTGAATCTCATAAACGTAATATATCGATAGCTAAGGGCGGAATCTCGCTGTCTGCAGAACACAAGAAAAAACTGTCAAGTGCTAAATTACTCGCCCCATATTTTAAGTGCCCGTATTGCGAGACAAATGCAAAAGCGGCTATGTTTAGTAGATGGCACGGGGATAATTGTAAATTTAAGCCACTTTTAATAACAACTGATTAGCATTGATTCGACCAGTAGCCTTGGTTGCTGTGGTTTTAACACTATCAACAAACTTTCGGCTATCCACTTTGCCTGCTTTCATAAACTCTTTTAGTTGATCTTCGGGCTTTCGTAGAGTTTTTGCGATGGATTTGCTTATATCAAATCCCGTAATAGTCGTACCTTTGACTCCCAGAGGCCCAGTAAGTCCGTCGGCATGATAAACAATAATTTTTCTTGTTTTAGTATCGTAGCACCACAATGTGGTTGCGCCTGGAATATCTGCAGGGTTAATGCTAACCAATTTTAATTCTTTGTTATCTTTAGCGTACTTAAGTTTAGCTACTAATTTTTCTTTGCTAACCGGACGTTTGACACGCAATTTCTTAGTGGCTTTCTTTACCCCACGATATTGTTCAACTGCACTCAATATCGAATCAATAAAACCGTAGATACGTTTATAGTCAGCGGCACGATAATGA